TGTACTATATTAACTACTATTGATATAACAGCGATTGAACCACCAGTAATAGCTAGGGCCTTAAATATGGTTGATTGCCTTAATAATATCTTGTACTGCTTTAATAATTCCTCGTACTGTTGTTTTTGCTCTAGCAAGGTTTCTTGCTGCTGATTGAGCAATAGTTTTTGCCTCTTCAACTCTTGTCTCAATCTTTCTGAGCTCATTTGTAAGTGATCCGATTTGCTGACTGAGTTCTTCAATTCCAGATTCAAGGAATCTATTACTGTCAATAATCTGTTGATTTCTTTTTGTGAGTTCGATATTTGAATCTCCAAGTCTAGTAATTGTGACAAGATTTGCTGCAAGGGTTCTATTATTTCTACAGGTTGTGATCCCAAAAAAACAGGTTGAAATAATAAGCAAACCAATAATACCGATGGCAATATATTTTTTAATCTTTTCATTCATGGTTCCTCCTATAATGTGCCCATTATAATTAACCCATTAGGTGATATTTTAGCCTGTTCTTCCTGCATTTCTTGTACAGATATTTTTTGTTCAGTACTAATATCTCTTATGGATCTAAAATGTTTACACATTTCTTTTTCTAAATAATATATTATCCCAGGAGTACCATCAACCATTATCTCAGGAATTTTCCCATAGTGTGCATCATATAATGCCTCTCTACTAATTATAGCTTCTTCTGGATACCATATATTTAATTCTTCTGTTATTGTTGTATTTACTTTATGAAAAAGTTTTTCGCTCCAATCTAAAAACTCAGCTTCATTATCAGGAATATGATTTCGTTTATATTCTGTTCTGCACTGTGATATAATACACATTTTAATAGAGTCCAATAATATACTATATCCTTTATATTCCCGGTGATTGATTAGGCCAGTGTTTTCTCCAGTTATATTTTTTAATAAACGAGCATATATTTTTTTCATATTATCTAAAATATCTTCTAATACATATTCTAGGTGATTCATTTGTAATTCAACGCGTTTAATATTAAGTAAGAAATCTATCCTCTGCTGTATATTAATACCAGAATCCCAGCGGCTCTGTTCATCTTGTACAGAATAGCACTTTTTTTTATAGGCTTTAGGAAATATCTTTGGCCCAATTACTTTCCAAATAAAAATACCTAAAGCACCCAAGAATAATATAATAGCTATTACTCCCTGTGACTCAACCCATCCCCATAATGTGATTATTTCAATTGCAGCTCCCATGATATTATCTCCTTAAGCATATTTCACGAACTTTAACGTTAATTGAACTTCTCCTGTAAGTGGGTCCTTATCGAATCCAACTACTTCGGCTATCACCTCACCAAACAACTCTCTCCTTGGTGAATCAGTTTGTAATTGTACAAACTGCATAACTTCTATCTCCATAGCCTGTTGCATAACAGTAACCCTGAAAGTTGGGATAATATTTTTTGAACGCAACATTATATTTTCTGCGATTGTTTCAGCATCAGCCTTATTCACTAGAACAGTTTCAAACGTTCTAGAGTTGTATTGGCCTTTTTCAGCGAACACCTCATCTTTGTAAGAAATGTTCCTTACACTCCTGTACCTATTACCATTCCAACCTTTATTATATTTAACAACGTTATCTGTTAAATATTCTTCAGAAGGATAATCAACATTTATTATGTCAGCACCCTTTCCTAATAATTCATCATATGGTATAGTAAGAGTTGGAACCCTATCTTCATCATATGTTCTAAATGTATATCTACCATCATTTTGTATTAAAAAGATACCAGAGTTAGATGCGCATATTAATTCTATTACATCATTGATTTGTGTATTGCCAAAAACAGCTAATCCAATATCATATGTATTTAGTTTTTCAGCTGCCCATTCAACAGTATTATACGTATCAACTGTATAAGGGATCGACATGTACTCTACTAGGATATCCTCAATAACATTTAAACTATTTTCTATTGGAACATTTCCACCAGTTACATTCCCAATGTAATCAGCTGTCACAATGTACCCTGATTCTGGATCATAATCTCCTGGAGCTATTTCACATGTTCCTGCTGATGCACTAAAGTTGGATATCGTAACAGCTATTCCTTCTACATAAACCACTGGTATTTGGAGTCCTTCCATGTAATGATTTGTTGTATCCATCAGTTTTATAACCCAAGCTGATGGAGCTACTTCACTGTGATTAATCACAGCGACTGGTACATCTCTTACTGTTCCCCATGCTATTGGTATAGGTTCATTTTCCATATCTTCTGATATATAAGGGTACGTATCAATATCAAATATATTTACTGGGATTCTAAGTGAGAGAGATTTTCTTTTATCTTGAATATTAAATATAGCCACATCGTAATTAAAGCTACTATCTTCAGCGTACATATTAAATGTAGTTGACCACTCTGATATTAAGAGATCCCTGAATCCAAACTTACCAACTATGGTTTCACCAAATAATGTTGTATCATCGAACTGTCCCTCTTTATTGGATATGGTTACACCACCACCATCATATGAAAAGATGCCAAAAAATAAAGGATCCTTATTCATGGATATGTTTGGAACTAATTCTATTAATGGAGAGTAATACGTATCATTATCATCGTAAAATGCTTTGTTAGAGTAACCAGTTGATGCTCCAAGAGTAATATTTAAAAAAGTATAATAGGGATTATTATTATCGAAATGAAAGTAAAGAGTCTGCATATCATTGTCCCAGTAGAAAGATTCATTTGTTATTCTTAGATTACTAAGGGATGATGATTCTGTGTAAAATATACCATCTACTCTAGTTGATAGAACAACTATAGTTTTATCTGACATTCCTGTATAGAACCATGGCGTAACTGAACCAGTATCAGATACTTCCGGGGATGCTGGAGTTAAAGTATAGAACCAGATACCAGCTTCATAGGCAACCCAAGTCCCTTGAGTAAATGTGGAACTGATATCGAGTATAAACATCTTTTCTGATACTGGTTTCTTTAGATCAGTTGATAATCCCATATTTTAATATCCACTACAATTAGAGTCTAGGGTCCTAGTTGCACCCATATTTCTACCATATATATTATTGATGTACGCATAAGTACTATCATTTGTAGTTACTGTTACATAACCGGGAGCAGTTGTATGAAGAGCTGCGTATTTTACAATACCAGCTCTACTTGTACCATTCATAACAGCCCACCCATACCAGTATATACCAGCAGTATCATTCATACTACCTCTTCTTTCTATATAGCTTTCTATTTGATAGTAGTTATTAGTGAGTTTTGCACCACCAAGAGTAATTCCTATTGAAGAGTATTCAAATCCATTACTTCCAGTAAACATGCCACTAGTGTATGAGACACTTGGATAAATATTAGCATGTACGTATTTTAATGGTACCCAATCTCGAGATGTTAACCATTCACTCCACTGTTCTGTACTACCATAAACTGTACTATCAGGAAGAGCTGGAGTATCGGTTGCAACCATATTAGATGTTAGTGACCACCCAACTGAATCATAAAACTCTTGGTCTTTTTTCATTGAGATATGCACCTCTTCATCTGTTCTGATAGATGTATCTCTAAGAGATATTTGTAAAACAGCTCCTTTCTTTGAGCCAGTAGTATTATCAAATACTACTCTTCCTTTAATATAGGCATCTTGTTGATCCCATCCAATAGCAGTAGTAGCAGCTATTGGTGTGAACCATACTATATAAAATAAAGAACTATCAGCCCATGCTGTTGTACAATCTACTTTAACATGAAACTTTGTGGATCGTCCATAGTATTTTGTTTTAACTTCGAATTCAGCCCCACCTTTTGTAATAGCTGAACCATCCTCTATTTGAGCAATTGTGTACCATTTTCTTGTAGAGTTAGTTCCTATCAAGGTATGAATAGTAGATTGTACCAAGTCAGTTGATGCTCCAACTAAAGAGCCAAGAGCGTCATAATAAAATATATCAGCTAATACTCCTTCAGCATCTTTATACCCTTTTGCGACACATCTATCTGTCCCATTGTACCAAGCACCCTTCGCTGAGTCCTTTGTTGGTTCAGTCAATGAATAAAAATAGTTAGTAGCATCGGTATAAATATATAAATCAGTATTTTCCCCTATTGAGGCCCATGTAGTTCCATCGTCTGTAATAGATTCATCTATTGGACTGTAATAAAGTGATCCTATTATTTCTAGTACTGAACCAGATAATACCTTCCGAGTTGATTCCTCTATTTCTATATTAAGATACCCAACACGTTGCATGTCTATAGTTGCCATGGCATTTGTTAAATCATGATTTCCAATACCATAGGTGTTCTTTTTTGTTAATGCCATCTTTGTGGCCTCCTTTTACATTACTTGTCTAAACTTTAATCTACTTGACCATTGATACACATTAAGGTTTGTAACTACTAAATCACCCAATATAACACAATAGCATGGCAACAACTTATCCATATTATTCTCATCTATAACTAACATTACTGGATAAAGATTTTGAACACTATCTAACATTGTAATAATGGATTGTCTCATTGCTTCTGTCCAATACGGGAAGTTCAAATCATATGTTCTGTACCGGTACCCCTGTGATGCGTAGTACTGGCCACTTCCTGAAATATAGCCCTTGGTTGTATCACTGATTGTTTCTTTTAATCTCTTACTAGCACCTTTTGTAATCGTTAAATACTCACCCAACATTAATCGTCCTATATCTAGAACACCATCTGGGTTAGTAGCATCTACCATTGTAAATCTCCAATACCTTTCATCAGTAGTTGTAAAGAAAGTTATAATATTTCCTTCTAACCAGGTTATAGATTGATCCAGATTGGGGGATGTCCAAACATCAGTATCATTTGCCTGTATTTTTAGAGTAGCAGCTGATGTTAGATTGTGTCCGGAGATAGTAAAAGTATCAGCTTCAATAGTATTACCAGCTCCAGCATCTATTACTAGATTTTCTGAAGTATCACCTGTTGTTTTCCAAACTCTACTTAATCTAGTATCATAGATATTAGTGACAAGATAGTTGGGATTTTCTGAAGATGGTGTATAAGTCATAGTATCATCTAGTTTATTATCCCATAGTATTCTCATTTGTTCTCTCTCTCCCTTTAAGAAATAATTGATCTTTTCTTAATCTTGATATTTCCATTTGCTGTCCCTCTTGTTACTGAAGACCAGGTTAATTTATCAGCTATATATAATTCAAATATATCTCCACCCCCACCTGAACCAGCTGAGCTAGTTGGTGCAATGTTAACGGTTTCTTCACCACCTTCATTATCACCAGCCATAAATAGTTGTGGCCCATCTGTTTTGAAACTACCACCATCTGCAAATGCTGGTACTGGAGTTGCAGCAACTACACCGAATTGAATAATTCCGGCGATGCCGGCTGCTATAGAAAGTGGTATATTTGGAAGTGATGCTATTATAGCAGATGCTGTATTTATGGCTATTTCAAAAAGTGATAGTGCTTTAGCATCTTCTGCTTCTTTTCTTAACGCTGCTGATCTTTGTGAGTTGAGAGCATAAGATGCATCGAATATAGCAGCTGCTTTTTCTTGTTCTGTTTTCTCGGTCCAATCTTTTGATGCTTCTAGATTAGCTATGATATCAGCTAATTCAGAATCATAAATAGCTTCTCTATCATTTGCAGCATTTTGATTGATGGTTGTAATGGCACTTGTTATAGCTCCTGATACTTTAGTTACAGCTGAAGCGTAGTTTTGGAATGCCTTAAACTGTTCTTTTAATGCCTCTTCATGTCTCTCTGCTCTCTCATCCATGGCCTCATCAAATAGTTTAGCTTCCATTCTAAGAGCTTTATTCTCTGCTATTTCTCTCTCATCATATTCTTTTTGTAGGGCCTCACGCTGAGCAGTTTGTTCAGTCATCCATTTTTCTTGTTGGTACTCTGTCATCTGTTCATTCATCGTCTCGTACATGTCTTCTTCTGACTGAACCATCAGTTGATCACCCTCTATCTTTTTATCAAAATAGTGACCAAATGTTTTTTCTAATGCTGTAAGAGTTGAGTCCGTTTCCTGGTACTCCTCATTTACAATATCACCAGCTTCAGCAAATCCCCATCCTTCAGCAACTAATCCAACCATTATTTTTCTTAGACCATCCGCCAAGAATGCTTGTTTATCGAATTCCTCACCTGTTACTTTTGCTAGTTCAGCTCTTCTTTCAGCCGAACTCTCTAAGCCATATGCACTTTCTATTGCTGTTTTAGATGTACCAGCGATTAAATCCTGGTGTTCTTTTTCTAAATCTACTATAGCTTGTTTAGCTTTCTCTTGAGCTACGTACTCATCTGTTATTTTAACATTATTTTGTTCTATTGCTATAGCATATTCTTCTGCTAATAATAACCAGTTATATACTTCTTCTTGGGCTGATACCTGTAAATCCAAAGAATCTAAATATTTTAGTTGTCCAGCTAGTTTCTCCCTATCAGCATCGATACTATCACGCTCTACTGCACCAATAGATTTATTACCTTCCCATGATTGTTTCAAAAGATTTAACTGCTCTAATCTACTTTCTAATGCATCCCGGTCCATCTGTTGACCTTGCATTTTAAGTAGATTTATATCAGATTGTACTTTCTTTATAGCTGATGTTGCGAAAGCTTCTTCTTGTGCAGAAGTAGTATCAACTCCCTCTTTACGAGCTTTCATTCCTTCTCTTAAATCATTTTGTAGTTTAACTGAATCAGCTAGTTCTGTAACAACTGTTGCCCAGAAGTCTTTTATCTTTCCAGCTAATGGGAGTAGTCTTTGTCCTAATTCTTCTTGTAGATATTTTGTAGCTTCTTCAGCTCGTCTTGTAGCATTAGCATAACTATCCTGTGTTCTTTCATAATCACCTAAAGCATTTGCTGATTGTTCATAAGCTAATTCGAGAGTAATCTCAGCCCGGGCCATTTTAAGAGCTGTACCCTCTAATTCGCTCATACCCTTTTCTAATAATCTCTGTTTAACATCCGTTTCATTTATAGCTATACCAAGAGATTTCATTCCTTCTCTTTCACCCAATATACCTTTTGTTAAAGCAGCACTTGCACCTTCTGCACCACCAGCGTAGTTTGTAAATGAAGCTAAATCAATAGCTAACCTTTGTAGTTTTTCTGAAAGAGCTAGAGCCTGTGTGTCAGTTGCTCCAAAACCAGAAAGCATATCACCAGTTGCTGATAATAAATCTTTAGCTGTACTCTCTGCTATTCCATATCCTTTTGAAAGAGATGTTGCAGCCTTTTCAGCTGATACACTAATCTGATCAAATGTTGTTGCGAACTTTGAGTTGATTTCTTCAGCATCAGAAGCGGCATTTACCCATTTTTCTGTTGCGTCTTTTAATATCTTGAATGCAGCAATTGCTGCACCTATAGCTAATGGTCCAGCCAAGTTGCCAAACATACCAGCTGATTCTTTTGCACCAGTTGTTTTAACATCAATAAATACGGTATCACGAACGCTCATTTATGTTTTCTCCTTTCGTATAAACACTGGTTTACTACTCCCTAAGATCTTAACCTCTTCTAATTCTGGAGCTTGAGGTCCATCTTTTTCTTCTCTTGCTATATTATTTGCAATGTTACCAAATGATATAAAGGAATCAGTAATGTACATTGGTTGCTCTACTACCCCTCCCTCGAAAGGCATTAGCCCCCACCTATCACACAACAAATATGTATTTAATAATTCACCATATCCTGTCTCTTGTAACATTCTTTCAGGGCACCCATTTAAAAAATCACCTCTGAAATGCCACCGCACTTCCCCATTACATCCCCTTTCTATTTTATCTTCTTGGGTACATTCTAAACAGTTAAACCTATCGCCTGCCATTACCCATCGGTAGGCGATTCTAAGTTTTTTAAGTTCAATCTCTTATTCATTTCTGCCAAGAATGTGTACACTTCATAAAATAATGTTGTAAGTGCCGGAGCATTCAAAAACTCTTCAGATGTTACAAGCTCTACTACACCACCATCCTCATCTTCTATAGATAGATTTTTTATTTCTACTATAGATTTTTCGATGAGCATTGTTGCATCTTGTTGTATCTTACCAGTTGGTCCTATAACCATTGTCTCATTGTATTCAGCTGATGATAGGTACCTAACCCTCATTGATATTTGTTTTTCTTTCTTTAATTCAAGATTTTTGTTGTACTCTGGGATAAATATATCCTCTCTTTGTACTTTAATCTTCATTGTGTTGTCTCCTTTTGTTTAACTAAACTCTGAAAATGCTGATGATACTGTAAAACTAGTTGCATCTGTATCAACTGCATTTATTCCCTTTGTTATAGCCATATTCCCTTTGAGCGTCTTCGCCCAAAATCCATTTGTAGCATCTACGTACATTTTCATTAGTATCCAATCAAAGTCATCTAACTGATCGAATAGTGTATCGAATCGATATCGATTTAATGAAATGGTTGCACCTTTACCTAAACCAGTATATGATTTATAAGTCTCTCCCACTGAAGTTATTTCACCAGTATCACCTGTTGTAGCAAAGCTAAATCCAGATACGTATCCAACGGTTTGTAGAGTGGCTGAGCTACCATTAACAGTTAAACCGGTTAAGCCAGCTGAGGTCATTTTAACCCTACCCGTAAACCAATCTACACCCTCATCCATCCAAGAAGTATCTAAACTCCCTGTACTAACCGTTATAGGATAGTTTGGGTCCCATGGTATTAGACCACTATCATCGATTGTATAAATCATTGTCGCACCATCTTCTGTTGTATCCTCTAAAGTAAAAGGAGTACTAACATTGATGATTTGTATTTTACCAGTTTGTCCTGTAGTAATACTCATTACCTACCTCCTTTACGGTTTATAATCCAAAGCACCATTACCGGTCATCGTTATTGATAAACCATCAATACCATTTACGGCCTTTGTTGGTCCATTAAAACCAGTTAACAACATTGCACCTGTGTAATAGTTGGTGTCATCAACATAGGCTTTCACCTCTGCTATTTCCATATCACCTGAAAGAGCTAAAGTTCTAAGTGTTGCTTGGACAGTTGCAGATGAATCATAATATAATGTTCCACCAACTGTCCAACCTTTACCTAGACCTTTATATGTTTTATATGTTTCGCCAATTGTAGTTGTTTCACTAGTATCACCTGTCCAAGCAAGAGTCATATTGTTTAATCCCTCTAGCTCAACACCATTGATCTCTAACTTACCTACTTTAAAGCTTGTTATAGCCATTTTTGGCCTCCTTTATTTTATTTAAAACTACACTAGTGTAGTTTCATTTACTTTTTATTGGTCCCCGTCTTGTACCAGAGCCACGTCTTGTACCAGAGCCACGTCTTGTACCAGAGCCACGTCCTGGACCATTTCCAGTTCTTGTTCCACCGCGTCTTATTCCACATGGTCCCATTCCTCTTCCTGTTCTTGGGCCTCTTCCTGAAGGTCCAGTTCCATTTCTATTTGGCATTTGTCTCCTCCCCACTTTATTAATAAGTTAATAAATGATTATACATGTACGCACAATCATTTATTAATAAGTTAATAAATGATTATACATGTACGCACAATCAAATGATTGATGAAATACACTATATTTCCCAAACCAATCCACATCCGATAAAACGTTAGTTATGCCAGGTGGCATAAGTAATAAACCACATAATGTCGTATCATTTACTATTGCTTTCTCTACATCATCTATTAAATAACACCTCTTTTCAAATGTCGTTCCACCCTTATCGAATACCATTGATGTTACTATTATAGTTAAAACAGATGTAATCTGATAGTTGGATCCGATTGTCGCGGCTTCTTTATCCTCATTTGCATCAATAGGGAAACAAGCTGGGAATTTATTTTTATCCAAGTCCTCAGGGCTCTTAAGAACCATGTGATCGGACACGTACACAACATTTGTATTGTACCCATTCTCTTCCGTTATATTTCTAAGTGCAGCTATAAAAGCATTAAGGATCTGTGCTCTTATTGGTAGTACCTTTACTCTTGTCTGATTAGATCTAACAACACCAGCAGCTCCACTTAATGTAATAGTTCCTGCGCCAGTATAAGGAAAAGCCATTTACATACCTCCTTTAGGATAGGCACCCATTAATTCATTCTTAATCATTCTAGTTATATTATTCATTGATCTATTGATTGCTGGATTTAAAAAGTTTCTTCCTTTATCGTGCCAATATCGACCATATGAAAACCCATCTGCTGTATGTGATGAACCAACTCTCATTTGTACATCACCATCTGATATTTCTATTATCCCTCTTATAGATCTTCTTAGATTACCAGTTACAACCCCTAAAACCTGCCCAGTTAAATAATCCTCTCTTATCATATTGATAAGTGGTTGTCTAGCTTTAGTGAAACCGGTTTTAATAGCTGCTGGGAATCTACCTCTCCAAATATTTAATCTACTCTGAACTTCAGTCGCATTACTATTAATTGCCATTATCCTACTATCACCTTTTTATATGGATTGAAAGATTTAATAACAGTTGGTGGTATATTGGGATCATATGTTAATCCTTTTGTTTCTGATCTTGTTGATTTAACACCGAACCTATTACCAGTGTAGGAATCGTACCAAAACTGTATTAGTGCTATTACTGCATTCTGTAAATCCTTTGGAACAGTAATATACCCAGCTGTGTAAAGTACTTTAATATTTTGATACCCGTAACCTATATTATAATCCACAAATAATAGTTTACCCCTCCTTGCGTAAATGATATAATCATCACTATCTACCAGAGTATCACTCCCATATACTCTATCAATATCCTCGTATACAGATGATAGGGTTGTAACCGGGTATTGTGTTAGCATTATATAATTATCACCATCACCATCATATAGTGTATCATCATCCTCTAATGTATAAGCTCTTGATTTAAGATTTCTTGAAGTATAGTTATTTGCCCATATTGAAGCAGCTGTTATTATCTCTTGTACCATGGTTATACTTTCAGTATCGATACCAGAGCCTATTATAATTTCTGCTTCTTTCCAGGTTACTAGATCATTTTCATTAGCCATACTGCATCTCCTTATTTATTAACATAGGTATTGTGGTCCATCATTTTGTTCAAAGGAGTGGTAAAACTTTTAAGTACTTTATCTTTATCCTCTTTGCTGAGAGTATTCAGAAAAGCTGCAAACTCTTCCGGCGTCTCTTTATATCTACATAATATTTCTTTTAGTTCCATTTTACTACTCCTTAAAACTGCCCTCCCGGAGGAGGGCACTATTTGTTATTTATTTATATACGTGAAAAGCATGTTGTTTAGAAAGCCAGCGCTGGTTCCATTATCGATTGACACATAAAGAGGGTCATCGAATTCCGGATTCGCTGCATAAATGGCATCTGCACCTTTTGTTACAACGTTTGCTAGACAATGTATTTTCTGAATAGCTCCATCTGCTATGATACCAAAGATTCTGATTTTACCATTTGCTGGTATTGCTACCGCAATGTTATTTGTCAATGTAATAGTAAAAGATGATAATGAAGCAACTGTATTGAATTCCCACGCTCCACCAGTTACCTGATAAGCTATGATATCACCAGCTTCAGCAACATTTCCAGCTGGGTCAGTTGGAGCTGCGACACATATAATGTCTTTTTGAGCTGCGGCAGATCCTGCTAGAACAGTTGTACGACAACCGGCTAAAGTGCCCGGGTGCATGATACTAATATCCTGTGCATTTGCTCCACATAGAAAATCAAAAGAAGTAAGAGCAACTCTTGAACCATCAGCTCCTTGTATTTCTTCATCGATTGTTGTAGCGGCAGTTTCAGTATGATAATCGATGATCTGAAAGCCGTTTGAAAAACTTTGTATTCCCATAATATTTTCTCCTCTGGCTAATTAAAGCCTGGCTAATTAAAGCCTGAATGTAAAAATATAATATATTGCTCCCTCATGCGAGGGAGCATTAAAGGTTTTTACGCCTTTGTTTTCAAGATAGCGAACCCTTCTGGATTAGCAGCAACAAAACCTTGTCTCATTCTTACTTGAAGATAGGTTCTATCATAAATCAATGTGTCCATAGTTTCACCAAATATTCTAAACTGCATTCCGATTCTATCACCGTGCATTAAGTTTTTAGGATTTCCAAAAGCAACGAATCCAGTATCAGCAGCACTTGCAGCTTTGTCCGGCATCGCATCAGAAAATATGACTGGGTACCCATAAAGAGTCTGAGGTTGAATACCTTGCATTGTTGCAAAGATTGGCGTGCCAGCATCAGTTACTAAACTTTTGAGTAAATCATAGATTGTTACGTGCATAATAAATGAAGCACCATTTCTCTTAGATTGTGTAGTCAGCTTCCCAATAGTATTTAATATATCAGAGGCCTTAATAGCATTGAAACTAGTTGAAGCCATAGTATTGTACTCTGCACTAGTATTAACAGTTATCCCTGTAAAAGGAGCTGCACTAGCTGTTAAGAGTTGTTTGTCATACTCATTGGCCCAATCTTCCCGAAATAATTGAGCAAGATATTGTGTGTAATCAATTATTAAGTCTTCTGTGAACTCTTGGGTAATACCAGTCCAAGCTGCGTAGGTCTCACATTCAAGATCAACTGAAGTTTCAGTTGGATTGGTTTCTGTTTTGGCTGTGATTTCATTAGTTACCCAAGTACTATCTACACCAGTTAATGTTTTAGGGAAAGTGATTTTTCTAACGTTCATTGGAACGGTTCGAACTTTATCCATTAGACCACTAGGATCCCCTGGTATTCTCAACATTTCAGCTGATAATTCATTTGGTATCATGATACTACCTGTTACCACATCACCTCTTTTTGGTGTACCAACATCTGGAGCAGCTTTTGATTGCCACCCGATATCAGTCCATTCACCTTGATCACTGGTTTTAACAATCTTACCACCCATCTTAACGATGGTTTCATAATCTTTTTGACCAGTTGCGAGCATAAAAATAGCCAAATCATGTTTCTTTTCGTCTTCTGATTTACTAACGAATCTTGACATTTGAGCTTCTTTAATCTCTTCTAATTGTTTAATGAGGTTGTCTTGGGTGACCTTTAGGTCCTCATTATCTTTTTTCATTAATTCGATGTCGCCGGCCTTAACAGCCTCTTTTTCAACATCTGATATTTTCTTTTCGATTTCATCTGCGAACAGGTTGAAATCACCTTGGTTTTTTATTTCCATTATTCGATCTCCTTGTTATTCGTAGAATCTTTACTCAAATCTCCGAAGAAACTGTTCTCGCTTCCTCCATTAAATATTTGTTCTACATTTGTATTTGTATTATCTGTATCTTTAAACTTTTCAAACCAATCAGTCTGTTTATTATCTTTAGCAAAGGTATCCCAAAAAGTAGTAGTATCTCCACCACCATCTTTTATAGTTATTTCAGCACCCATATCAGAGTACTCTTTAATCTTTTCTAAATCATAATCAAGTGTTTTAACACCAGCTGTTGGTAAAGCTGGCACATTTACTATACTGAATTCTGTTAGTTCGAACTCTTTATGAATCAATCTAGTACCATCTTTTGCTGATTCTAATACTTCAACCCTTCTGGGTATGAAGCCAATTGATCCTTTTGAAAGGAATCCCTGTCTAACTCTCTCTCCTATCCCCCATGCAGCTGCATCAATCTCTTTTGATACGAACTCTACATTACCAACTAATGATTTCCCATCTACTTTAACACCACTCATTTTACCAATAGGTGGTAATTGATTATTATGTTGCCACAATACTATAGGATTCTTTTTATAGTTTTTAAAGTCAGCTCCAGTAACATCCATTCTTTCATTTATTCTATCTTTATCATAGTTAGAAAGAACAAACTGGGTCTTATTATCCTCTAATGCTTTAGTCTCAAACTCATGGAATACCAGAATATCCTCTTTGACTACTCCATCCTCTTGTGTATTATCTTTGAACCACTTAAAATATTGTTCATCTGATAATCCTCTAGTCTTATTATCTTTTGTAATATATTTCATTTCATTCTTCTCCTTCTGGTTTATCTACTGGTATCATGCTACATCTACAATTCGCTATCTCTCCGACTGGACCAGCGCCCGGGTGTAACATTTGTATTCCATTATTCAAAGTAAAGTATTCATTTACTTTAACTACTTGATCTATTCTATGTGATTCTCTAACTTTTGAATCACCTTGATTTATCCACTTCTTGTGTGTTTTACCAATAGCTATCATTGATTTCTGTATGCCACTATTATAAGCAACGGTTGTTTCAGTCTGAGCTATTAAACCAGCACTGTTTTTACTAATATCCATCTTATGAGCTATAATATCAGTCAATTCCTCTTTTGTATATTGATTACTATTTATATCTTCAATAATACTAACCGCAACTGCATCACCACTCTTTTTCAGATATTTTTCTCTCCCATCTAGGTACATGTCGGTTTGAATACCAGTGCTTACCCCATCCATTACCACAAAACGTTTTAATCCTCTACCAAACGTTCTACTGATTGGATCCTCTATAGCTCCGAATAATAATAGCCCTAGTCCTATACTATTTAGGTAGCTCTTTTTATCCTCATCATCACTTAGTTTATTGATATCTTTTTCAACATTAGCGTATACTTTTTCAACCTCTCTAGCTATCTCAGCCTCATCCTCTGTCATTTCTTCTAGATAATCTCTTTTTGATTCTTTCTTTTTAGGTGTAAAAGAATCTAATATAGATTTAACTTCTGCAATAGCTAATTGTTTTATTTTAGGTTTAAATGAATTAAATATATCTCTTACTGCTTCCTTGTCTAAGTCCTTTATTTCATTTTTCAAGTAATTCAAATAAGTTGCTATTCCATTAGCCCTCTTGGTACCAAATGTATATACATCAATGAATTCACTAGCATCATCTATCTCTACTAATTCTTTTATCATTGGGTATATTATCTGTGCTACCTTCTCCGCTGTAGCTACTTTTTGAACTTCCCACCACTCATCTGTCACTAGTTTATCTTGTGTAATTGTAGATAACACGTGACATCTTTGGTCAAATAATAGGTCATTTAACTTTTTCTTGAATAGTTTTTCATAGATATTTACGGTGGCACTATCATATTCCAGCTTGGCTAGTTCTAGTTCCGGGGGCTCATCCTCTGTTACCCAACTAAAAGGGGTATCTTTAGTAGCTGGTGGTGCAACAACTGGAACAGTCACATCTGTTTTAGTATTATCCTTGTACCAAGTTGCTCCCCATTGTACAGGGTCCCGGTGTAATAGACGTCTTGCTTCATTTTGTGTTAGTAATCCAGCATCCACTTGAGCTATTAATCTATCAATCAGTTTATCTTCATCATCTTGTAGTTCTGGGATAGCAGTAGTATCGAAAACAAATGATAAACGAGGAGCCCATCTTTCTGAAAAATCAGTTCTAAGCTTATCCTGTATAGATTTAATAACTGGTATAATGGCTACATTCCAAAACTGTAATAATTGTTCTGAAGTATCAGTACCAGAAAGTGGTGTATTCTCATCTTTGTAACCAGCCACACAAGGTGGTACCCCAAACTTAGCCATAACAGCTGAACGATTCCATTTCTTTGATTGTATATACTGCATTTCTTCTGGTGTTAAACCAATTGGTTGATATTGTAGATCCTCTCCTAATACAGCTATCTCTCCTGATCTACTAGCACCTTTATGAATCTTTTCCCACTTTTCTTTGTACTCTTTAGCTTGATCATCTGTTAGATTAAAACTAGTTGATAACAATCCACTTGGAGTCGCGTTATTCTCTATTAAAGCGTTATTTTTTGTATCAATAAGAGAATCATTGATTAATATATTCGAATGAGGAATAAGTGGATTAACACCTCTCCATTCATTTGATGTATTCCAAGTCTTAAAGTGTGTTAATTCAGAAGGTAAAATAGGTATTTCCCCGCCGGAAGGAGTAGTGTACACCCACATTGTAATCTTTGTAGATTCTTTATTTAATACGTGAGCAAATCTAGATGGATCGTGCACGTATATTTCAGTTGGTAATCTGAGACCATCGAAGTCCGATTGGAATGTCCAAATGGCTTCACCCCTTATCTTCAACCAAGATATTGTAGATTCCCATAGTTGGTATCTACTCATATTTGGATTAACATTAACGAATAGACTATATACTGGACCATTTACTATTTCATTATCACCATCAAAGATCTTAAATGGAGCTCTATTAAAGTTAGTTGCTATTTTATCAATAGCAATATTTACCCAAGGGTTACTGTTATAGCTATTTGATACAGCATCAATAGTATTATCTTCTTTAAAAGCTTGGTCTATACCATTTAGTAATTGATATATAGAGTATGATTTAGTTTTAGATCCTCCAAAAATCTTTTGTAAAAAGTTAGCCATTGTTCGTCTCCCTTAAGTTAGATTTTCTAACACTGATATTTTTTGAACTGTACTAGTGCCAGTCCAAGTTGGTGATTCCAGGTACACCTGAATGCTAGTTATTCCAACTTGTAAATCACCAGCGATTGTTGTATATTTAGCGAATAAAGTATTCCAAACTGAGGCAACCCATTCACCAGTTGTACCATCTGGTTTTTCATATATTATCTTTACTAGTGTTGCGTCAGATATATCTTCTTGAACATTATAAAGAACATTCGTTCCTATATCATTTTCCATTCCTTGATAAGTTGTTGTCATTTCTTTATCTCCTTAATTGTCCGGTTACAGTAACAGTTTTAAATATTCTACCTTTAACCACGATACCTTCTATTATAGTAAAAACAGGATTCCCGGTTCCAGATAGAGTAACAGAACCTGATCCAGTGTAACTATAGTTTATACGTGTAACTGCAGCTCCACTTAATGTAAGAGTTCCACTACCAGTGTATATCTTTGGAGTAACACTTGGAGCTGTTCCCCATAATGTTAATGTTCCACTACCAGTATATTCTATATTATTCTTTGTAACAGCTGTACCACTTAAAGTTAATGTTCCACTACCAGTATATTCTTTATCAGCTGAAAAAGATGTTGGAGCTGTTCCCCATAATGTTAATGTTCCACTACCAGTATATTTCTTGGCACCTTTAGTAATCGCTGCTCCACTTAAAGTTAAAGTTCCACTACCAGTATAAAGTTTATTATTCTTTGTAACAGCTGAACCACTTAGTGTAACAGTACCAGAACCAGTATAATCAATCTCCATTTTAGATGGAGCAGTTCCACTTAGTGTAATAGTTCCAGCACCAGTGTAACTGATTTCTAATATAGTTGGAGCAGTTCCAGATAGAGTAATAGGTCCAGCACCAGTATAACTGAATGATACTGTTGAAGGAGCTGTTCCTGATAGAGTTAATGTACCTGCTCCAGTGTAACTGATATTCATTATAGCCGGCGCAGTTCCACTTAGAGTAATAGGTCCAGAACCAGTATAAACTTTTGGTGTAACACTTGGAGCTGTTCCAGATAATGTAATAGTTCCTGATCCAGTATAATCAATCTCCATTTTAGTTGGAGCTGCTCCACTTAATGTTAAAGAACCAGCACCAGTGTAATCAATCTCCATTTTAGAAGGAGCAGTTCCGCTTGTAGTTAAACTACCACTTCCAGTGTAAGCAAAACTAACAGTAGAAGGAGCTGTACCAGATAGAGTTAATGTACCTGCTCCAGTGTAACTGATATTCATTATAGCAGGAGCAGAACCACTTAATGTTAAAGAACCAGCACCAGTGTATATCTTTGGTACTCTAGTTGGAGCAGTTCCACTTAGAGTAATAGGTCCAGAACCAGTATAAACTTTTGGTGTAACACTTGGAGCTGTTCCAGAAAGAGTAATAGTTCCTGATCCATCATATACAAATGAACTAGTTGGAGCGTTACCGGATAAAGTTAAACTACCAGATCCAGTATATAAGAATGAACTAGTTGTTGCTGCTCCGGATAGTGTTATAGTTCCACTACCAGTATAATATATATTAGCATATGAATGTGCGTGACCAGATAAAGTTAATGTACCAGATCCATCATAAACGAATGAACTAGTTGTAGCTGCACCACTTAAAGTAATAGGTCCAGCACCAGTATAACTAAAACTAACTGTAGAAGGAGCTGTCCCAGATAGAGTAACAGTTCCACTTCCAGTGTAACTAAAGCTTACTGAAGATGGAGCAGTTCCAGATAAAGTAACAGTTCCACTTCCAGTATAATAATCATTATTAGTATAGGATGTA